ATTAGATACAGTCGTGTCTCTTACGATACGGACTACAACACCATTAGGTACGTTACCACTAGTCCAAGTTACAGTACCGCCATTAGCTGTATAACTTGTTATATTATAATGTGTAGTTGCTGTCTTTAAAACATCATCTACATATACTTTGATTTCATCTGAAGAGAAAGTGGGAATAGAAAAAGCTTCTGAAGCACCTCCACTTGCAGTATATTGTTTAAAACTTGCCATTTGTTATTTATAAATTGTAAGGACTTCATCAAAAGAAGTTCGGGCGGTCTTTTGCTTTCTCTTTAATTTTTTACCTAGTTGTTCACTAGATAATTCTTGCACTAAGTCTTCTCCTTGAATATTTAACCAAGCTTGTTTTCTAGCTCTAGTAAATACTTTACCTATCATCTTATTATGATAGTAATCTTTAGCTTCAAACTTACCTCTATTACCATCTCTAATATCTTTTTCCATTTCTAAAATAGATGCAATTATTTTCTTTTGACGAGATAGTTTAGTTAATTCTTTTTCTAAGTTTAAATCACCTATAGCTTTTTGATACTTAGAACGTATCATAGGAGAATCTGTTAAATTGATACTGTTAGGACCAGGAGAATAATAAGTAGACATCCTTAAATCATAACCTGATCTAAATAAGAAGTTTCTTCCTTCAGTATAATCTAAGTTAAATGAAACAGGACTTACAGCGTTCCACATTCTAGTTAATGGGTCCCATTCTTTAATTGGCTTACCATTTAAAAGATCATATTTAATAGGTAAATCTTCACCTGGGAATTTCTCGAATGCTAAGTTTCTATTTCTTAAAGCATCTCCAATACCAGAACTTAATTCACGTGTATATGGTGTAATTAATTTACCAAATTCATTTCTAATACCAGCTAAAGGTATCTGATTATTCAATAAACCAGCTACAATTCTATTAAATTGTCCAGGTCTTCCACTAAATAATTCAACAAACTGTTGCATTCCAGCTAGATAAGACTTACTTGTGAAGCCTTGAGCTACAATAAGAGAAAGTTTTTGAAACTGATCTTCAGTCCATTCTTCTCCCATTAACTGACTTGCATCACCTATATCACCAATAGTAGCTAGTATTTGGTTAAATGGTTCAAATGAATCATATCCAATCCAAACATCACCTAGTTTTATTTGTCTAGGTCTATATCCACCATCAATCCACATCTGTCTTTGCTGTCTATCTACAGGACCATTACCTGTAATATTACCACTTAGATAAGAATAGATACCCATACTAATTACAGCACTACCCATAGACAACCTACCAACTTGTAATGCCTTAGCATTAGCTAGTTCTGCAGCATTAGTAATACCATATTTAGCTACAGCTTCCATTGATCTTGGATTATTTGCATTAGCAAATGCTATATCATTCCATTCTTTAACTAAAAAGTTAAGAACAGGTGTATGTTTAGCAGTAAGATTAAGACCATTAACTCCAGTTTTAGCAAATAAGAAGAAAGGTTTTGCCCATGGAGTCTGTTGGAATACTGAGTTTAAACCTGCAGCAAATCCAGTTAGTTCCTGGGTTAATGTAACTTCTTGACGAGCAAACTTAGTAGCTGCATCTATAATATTACCATTACCATCAAATATTTGTGCATAGAAATCTTCTTCATATAGTCTAACTAGTTCAGGAGTGATAGAATTATAAGCTGTTAGTGCTCCTTTATTCTTAGCATCTATAGCAGAACGTAAAGCCTTTTCTCTCATCTTAGCTCTACCTAAAATATAAGCAAAAGCATCATCAGTTGCTGCCATTAATTTAGTAGAGTATGTAAGAAAATTATTATTATTAGCATTTCTAGCCATATTTGCCATAGCAAATGCAGCTTTATCTCCAGCTGTAGCTTGATCACTTTCAGAGAATCTCCTTAATATCTCCCAGTTATCATCACCTTGAGTATATTCAGAAAATCTAGTCTTAATAGTAGCTATATCTCCAGTCCAATATGAGTTTAACTTAGTTTTAAATAACTCAAATGACTCTGGAATAGCTTGCATCATCGCATTGATTGACGATAAACCAGCTCTTAAAGTAGTTGTATCACCTGTGAATGGTAAGCTTATACCAGCTCCTATAGCTTGTGCAAATGGTCTTAAGAAGGTTGCAGTACTTGTACCTATAATAGCTCTAGCAGGAGTCTTAGGACCACTTAGAACACTATGTATCATAACTCCTTGGAGTTCTCTTACCATAGCTCCTACCTGTGCTTTACCTTCAATCTCTCCACCACGGATCATTTTCCTAGCCCATTGAGTAAAATCATCTACAGTATTAACTGTTTTCATTGATGAGAATGCTTCAAACAAAGCTAATACTAAATCTCCATCTTCATCTTTATTAGCTATTTTAAGTATAGACTGAATAGTTTCTCTAGCATCTTTGACTTCTTGTGCTACTGCTTCTTTAATAGCAGCAGGTCTCTTAGCTCCTAAGTTACGAAACTCTTGAGATAATGTATACTTAGCTCTTTTAGATTCAGAGATAGCTGTAAGCATAGTATCTAAGATTTGGTCAGCTGGTCCATCTATATCTAATAGGTTGTCCCAATTGCCAATCTCCCTACCAGCAATTCCTAGATCTCTTAACTGTTGTAATAGTGTAGATACAACTAAATCACTAACAACAACATTCTGAGCTGTAATAGTAGTGATTTCATCTATCTTTCTACCAGTTATGTCAGTCACATCAAACTTAATTGAAGTTTCTAATACTTCTTCTAAGTATTCTTCAGCTGTCATTTCAGCAGCATTACGACCTAAAGTAATACGTTGATGAGCTGCGATAGCATCACCAAATACTTCTATTAGACGTTTCTTATTACCATCTACAGCTTTCAATACTTGTTGGAATTTCTCTGCACTATATAGTCTTGATAAAGTATCTACAACTAACTCTTCAGTTAATCCAGATTCTCTAGCAATTCTTTCTCTTTGAACAGGTGTTGATACGTTACCTGCAGAACCTTCTTCTGCACCCCATTCAGTTCTTATTCTTTTATTACGTTCCCAAACAACAAAAGGATCTTTATCTTGGGATAAATGATTACCCTGATGTCTACCAGCTACGGGTGAGTTTTTACTAGCTCTAAATCCGAACTCATTTTTCCTAAGTTCTTGGATACCTTTTCTTATTGTTTGTAATTCTACACTAGCACCTCTTTCAGCTACTTGTGCTCTAGCAAAGGAACTACCTTTACCAAGTGCCATTGCTGCACTATCAAAGAGTATACCTATACCCATACCTTCTACGATGTTTTTAAATTTCATCATTAAAGGATGATCTGTATCTCTAGTACTAAGTGGTGTATCCATCCAACCAAAACGATCTCGCATCATTCCTAATGCGTTCTCTCCGTCTGTTGTATGAGATATAACATCAGACACAGCACCTATACCAGCAGCTCTTATAAGACCATAACCAGCCATACCAGATAACCATGCTGGAGCTGTTACACCAGCTGCACTAGTAGCTGCTGTTACACCAGCTGCCATTGTACCAAAGTGTACTACACCTCTTAACATTTGACCCCACCAAGTCTTAGTAATGATAGGATCTTCTTCATTAACAAATGGTGTCCATTCTGGTTGGTAATAGCCTTTCTCTTTCTTTTCTTTACTTACTTGACCTGTTAATGTATCAATAGCACGTTCAGGGAAAGTTTGTATTGATGAAGCAGTATCCTGAACACCACCTAATACAGCTGATTTTAATTCTTCAGCTACACCTGGAAGACCCCATTGTTCTCTATTTCTAGGATCGTCTTGTTCAGCTTGTATAGTAGCATCTTCTGCTACTTGTTGTTCTTGTAGCTCATCAGATTGTTCAATTCCTGTTTGAATCCCTCCGAGTACATAAGAAGCTTGGTCTAGTAGTTCTTTATCTACCAGACCTTTTTCTTCATTTTCCATATTTACCTTAGTAATAATTAAGCATAAGCCATAACGTCTTCTAAAGCTACCTTAGCAACTTCACTAGTTAATGTATTCAATTGACGGAAGGGATCATTAGCAAGTTCTTCACCATATGCTCCCGATACTATTCCATTATAAGCAACTTGTTCCTCGTCAGTAATGTGATTAATTTTTCTATAACTATTATTAAAACTCTTCATACTACCAGCTTGATTACCTTTAAGTAGTAATTTAATTTTTATTAAATCTTTCTGCATTTTTTCATCAAATATAGCGTCGCCACCACCTAAACGTTCTACAACTCCTGGTATTTTTAGCATCTCTACAAGTTCTTTCATTTGTATGTCGTAAATACCTAGACCTATATCATCATTCCAAGGACCGTAATTATCTACACGTAATTGTAATAATTCTCTAAGAGTCATTTGTGATGGATCAAATTCTTGAATTGTTTCAGGTAATCTAAACGTACTATTATAATCTGCATCCTGAACTTGTAATTCAGTTAACATGTTTTCTGTATTATCTGGGACAACTGACCATTGAGCAGTTTTAGCAGAATTCTGTTTAATAGCTAAAGGTCTAAGTTGAAATTTATCGTCAATTTTAATGTCTCCAACTTCTCCTTCTCTTAAGTCTGCTGTAGCTTCAGTTCTTTTTTTAAAGAGTTCTCTACCAGTCATATTAGGAAAGTATTTAGCTTTATCTGTCCACCAACCAGAGATAGGTTCACCTTTTTCTTCAGCAGCTAAACTATTTATAATAGCTTCTTGTTCCCCAGCATTCCAATATAAAGCACTATCTGCTGGTTTTTCAGCAGAATTTAGATACTGTACTAATTGTGCTTCATTAGCAACTTCAAGTCTATAGTCAGGAACTATATTATTTCCAAATATTTTTTGAGAATGATTATCAGGATTTTTATCCTTAATAGTATTAAATTCATTCTTAACTATATCCATTGCTTTTATTTTATTATCTTGTTTAGCAGCTAATGTATCTTCTCTATTATCAGATCTCATTAATTGTTGGAAAGTAGCATTATAAAGACTAAGCATTCTGGTTCTAGCTAGTCTCATTTTTGGACCTAATCTTTGGTCTACTGTACCATGTACTTTATAATCTTTTATTATTTGTACAAACTCTGCATCAGCATCTTCTAGTTCTTGAGTAGTTAAACCTTCTGAACCTAGTATTGCAGCTTTATCTTTCCAAGCTTGTTGTAATTCTGGTTCTAACTTAGCAATTAAATCAGTAGATAATAATTCACCTCTAGCTTCTTGACCTTGAAGTTCGAGTATTGCATCACCTGATCTTTCTGCTCTTGTTTGACCATAGGTAGCAAGAGAATTTAATTCAGCAAAAGCATCATTAGTTGGAGACAAACCATGTTTCTTAGCTAATTCTGTCCATGTCTTCATGGCTTGTGCTTTTGTTTCATCAGTAGACCAATTCTGTTCTTTAGCTTGATCTTGTATGTTAGCTGTTTGCTGTAGAATATCATTAGCTGTTTCAGCCTTCTCACGCTTCAACTCTTCTTGTATATCCTTCTGAGCTACAACTTGAAGTTGATTATATATTTCAGGTTTAAGTTCTTCTAAAGTAGTTGTACCTCCACCTCTAGCTCGAAATGGAGTATCTATAGCCTCCTGTAGTTCTCTACCACTCAAGTATCCTTGGTTTACGGCATGGGTAAGTAGGTTAACTGATTTAGCAAATCCCATACCATTATCCTTACCACCATCTAGTGTTCTTTCATAAATACTAACTGAACCTCCACTACCAACCATAGCGTTTATACCTTCACGCTTGAATGTAGCAGCGAAAGCTTTAGCATTAGCATCTCTATTATCAGATCTAGCAGTCTCTAAAGCTAGACCCATAAATTTCTTATGAGTTACTTGAGCTTGCTTATATAGTTCAGGGAAAACTTCCTCTCTATATCTTTTTTCCCCTATCTTATTTATATAATCTTGGTTGAAAGCTGAGTAATCTGCTAAAGCATCACGTAGTAATACTGCAGCAAAAGCAGCGTCTTCTGCTGTAGCATCTTCGCTAGTAGCATCCATGTAGCTCATAGGCTGATCCATGCCAGGAAGCTGCTTTTTAACACGTAATAATGAAGGGAATATAGCATCAAATTCTTCTGCTATTTGCCACTGTAATTCTCTAGCAGTCAGCTCATCAGCAGTAGCTCTATTCTTTTTAACAAGATTCAATCTTTGTTGTAAATCAAGCTGATCTGATCGTTCTTCAAATAATTCCTTTTCATGTTGATTGATTATTTTTTGATTCTGTAAATCCCATTTCTCATCTTTCTCTCTAAGCTTTCCATCGATATATTTAAAACCTTCTTTAGTTATAAATTCTCCTTTTTCATTTTTACCTATTAAACCTTTTTTAGATTTTAAATCATTCCAATGCTCTGAAGTAAACTTTTCATACACATAGCTATTAGCATCCATACCATACCACTCAGGTTCACCACCTGCTTGATATTCTGCTTCTGTTTTTACTTCACTATTACTAAGTATCTTAGCTGTTTCTAGATTAGTTTTATGTACTTGATCATATTGAGCTTTAGCTAAATCTTTTGCCTTCCAGTAATCATGTAACTTTTTACCTGTACCTATTAAATCTACTAAACTTTCTAACTGTTTTCGTTTACTATCAGCAGCTTGTTGAGCTATTTCTATAGCATCTTCAGTACGTTTAGCGAAGTCCTCTTTTAAGAAATCTATATTTTTATTTACTTCTTCTGTAAGAGTATAATCTAATTCTGATGTATAATTTTTATCACTTATATCAGGTAAATTACCTTGATACTGACTCAGCATCTTTTGAAAAGTACTCATGAGATCACCTCCATGTTAACATCAATCTTACCATAGTAAACTCCAAGGTATCCATCAGGTCTGACAGTTACAGCCATAGGATTAATCTTAGCTACTTCATTAGCCATAACTCCACGGTATCTTGTAGGCTCACCTTTGTAGTTAAACTCATATATCTTATGTCCATCAGGAGATACTCCTACTTGTTCTATATCTTCTTTTAATCTGACATCACTACCAGCTGCAAATAAAGAGGCTATAGATAAAGCTGTACTTACAGCACCCATTACTTGAGCACCAGTATCTCTACCAGGCATTGTAACAGCAGCACCAAATTCAGGTCTTACTCCTAATCCTTTTAGATTCTTAGCAAGCATTTGAGATCTAGTTCTACTTTGACCTTCTAATAATATACCTTGACCTCTACCAGCTAATTTAGCTATACCTGCATCAATCTTAGATTCTGCATTTAATAGTTCTAGGTATTTATTTCTACCAGCTGATCTAGCACCACCACCTTCATTAACGTATTGAGCAGACGCATACTTTCTAGCAAGCTGTTCTTTACCAGATAAACCAGCAGCTCTTTTCTGTTCAACAGCTTGTCGTATATCACTTAGCTGTCTGGACTCACCAATACCTTGAATGAATTGTTTTTTATTTTTAAAATCTGTTTCTCTATTCCAATATTTTACTGAATCAGATTTATAGTTAAACATCTTTTGACGATGTTTTTCTCTGGCTGCAGCTCTAGCTCCAGCATTAGGATCTGCACACACGGCAAAACTCGATAAAGGATAAGTTGTTAGGACCATACTTGAGTTCCCTCAAGAATTTGAATCCTAAAAATTTGAGTAGTTTTAAGTGGACTGTATTTCGTCTATCTGCAACATTCCAAAGCAAAGGTTCTGTTCTACTCTCAACAAACCTTTTGGATTCTTTTGCAAACGTATGTGGGTAATCTTTAATAGCAGGTGTACATATCATCCATATAGCTCCATCTGGACCGACTCCAGCCATACCAGCAGTCTTGCCGTTAGGCACTGTGAAATACACAGCAGAGCCTTCCTGAGCGATGAATTTAGCGTACTCTATTGGATCATACCCGTGACCTTCTTCGACCTCTCTACGGTCTTCTGGACGTAGATTAGAGGCCACCTCTAAGGCAGCCTCCAATGTTATTGGATGGATGTATTTAGACACGTCTATAGTTTCTAGGTGAATAATCTCCTTCCCACGACAAAGCATGTAGTGTAGCAGGAGCTGGGTGTGATGATTTCAGTAGTACCTTTACATTATTATTTGCTTCATAAACTGGTACTGTTTGTATATGTTCTGGTAGATAAGGTGCATCTGATACTAAATATTCATCTAATGCAGCTGATTCATATGTCTCACTATAATCAGCTTTACCTGTTCTCTGTAGTGTAGTTTCATATAAACCTGACTTACCAAAGTTTAATTTTATTCTATGGACAACAAGTGATGAATTAACATCAGATTTAGATTGTTGACCTTTAGTTTGAGTTAAATAGAATGTAGGAAAGTGAACTAAATATTCATATAAGTAACCTATATAGAATGTACCAGTAGACCAATCTCCAGGTACTGTAAAGTCGTCTGTGTTAGTAACAGTACATTCAGCATATCGTCCTACTCTTGTAGCTCCTGTATCTATATCAACTAATACTAATGCACCATTAGGTGAGGTTACTTGATCTATCCAGTCTGACTGATTAGCAAATGTAGTTACTTTAGTATTAGCATTATAAGACCCATTAGTTACAGTAGTCCAGTTATCTAAATGAATAAGATAGTTAGATGTATCAGATCCTACAGTTTCATCAATACTAGGATCTGTATCTTGCTGCATAAGAGAAATTTTTTGCAGAAAATTATCAGTATCTAGTAAGAAATACTCATCATCTATAATAAAATGATACTTAATTGGGTTATTTAATTTCCATTTAAACCAAGCTGTTTGTTCTCTTTTCTCTCCAGAAGTAAAGTATTTATAACCATATACAATATCTGAATCTGTTTTACCAAATAATACTAATTGATTTTCTCTAGAATTGGTAACTAAATCTATATCTTTAGGCAGTAATGTAGATACAATTTTACTTGTCTCCATAACTACAGGTTCTTGTTCTCTTACAACATTAGCCATCTCATTAAAACGACTATACTTACCTGAGTTATCTATATACCCTGTAGTAACTCCTAAAGATATAGGAGATACATCTTTATTATAATTATATGTAGATATACTTCTTAGTTTAGCTGTATCTGGATTTAATATTTCTGCATCAGAAGATAATAAAAACTGTTGGTTAGTACTAAATACTACTAAACCAGCAGCTACTTCAAGTCCATCAAATAAATCAGATGGAAAAGTAGAACTACAAGATATATCTATAGGATCTACAGCACTAACTGCTAAAGCTGTTTTAGCGAAAAAAGATGGTGTAGCTAATTCTCCAGGTCTGGATAATATAACATTTTCACCTGATAATAATGCTAATCTATTACGAAAGAATAAAACTTTATTTATTTTATTACCTACAAAAGAAGGTAATGGATTAGTTGTGTCATCACCTACTACACGATCTTCCCATGTATATTTCTTAACTAAGAAATCTCCATCAGCTTGACGTTGTAATACATGAGGCATAGTAGTTGCATCTAAGCTCTTTACTATCCCAGGTTCTGCACACTCTACCCATGCACCTGGACCGTCACGACCGTCATTACCTTCAAATTTAAGATAGTAATCATCATCATTTGAATCTCTAGAATTAGCTACTTTAACTATGTAACCATCTCTACATTGAGTAGGTAATTCAGAGACGTCATTTATTGATTCCTGCATTACTCTCATCAAGTCTTTCTCTGGTACTTCTACACTAAAAGCAGAGCTAGAATG